CCTGGCGTATCTGGGCTTTCTCGTTTACCTCAAAGTAATCGCCCAGAGCTTTACCCACACCCACCACAGCTACAATCACAGCGCCGAGAGGTCCTATCAAACCTGCAAAGGATGCGTTCGTCCCTTCGGTCACAGACCTTAGAGCCATCATAGATTCAGTAGCAGCACCTAAGCTCTCTCCCACTGCACCTAGATTCTCATTCATCTCTCCACCCATCTGCCCTATAACTTCCCCCACCCCCTTGAACGTCTCACCAATCGCCTCACCGCCCTCCTTGAGCTTTTCAATACCTTCCTCTGCACCCTTGGCGTTTAAGACTACCTCAATCTCAATCTCATTCTCAGCCATGTTGGGCCTCCTCTTGGGCTCTCTTAGTCGCTCTAAATTGAGCTGACTCAGTGTGATAGTGGACCACATCTAATGCGTCTACTATAGCACATGTAGGGTTAGGGTATGTGGTCGAGATCGGGAACAGCTCAGACCTGTGGCGTCTATAAGCTGTGATCAGTGACGCCATCTGATTGGAGAGAGCTACAGGACAAGACCTGATCTTCAGCTCACTGAACTCCTCACCGCTGTCTGGCGCGACACGGTACCCCATGACGTATAGCCCATGAGCGTCTGATTGACTCTGAGGTAACCCGTCTTTGAACGCGCCACCACATGAGCCACGTTGAGCCCTGAGCTTTGGATTGGCTCTGCATTGGGTGCAACCCCAAGCGCGACCTCTAGAATGACCAAGCCAAACTGAAGCCGCTAGTCCTGTTTTCCCTGATCACCCAAGAGGCTGATCCTCTGCACATGAAGCACAAGCTCAGAGATCGTCTCTGTTCTGTGGCTGTCAGGTCTGATGAGTTGAAGCTGATCAGCGTTAGCCTCATCACCATCAATGCTCTTGAGGGATGACCTTATCATCTCTGCATAGACTCTATTGATGTAGCTGTTGTAGTCAGCCATGGCCGACCGCTCATCATCACTTAGAGCATGATGCCAGCGCGCTCGATCACTTGAATTAATAGGTGCCTCGCTCCACAAGAGACGCCCTAACTCTGATCGTTTAAGAGCGCCTGCTCTGACCTCTGCCTCTTCTCGCTCGGATGGGCTGAGAGCCTTAAGCGTGAAGCGTGTGGCGTTGTCACTCACAGAACCTAGATCAGATAAGTCTCCGCTTTGGATGTATGCTGAGCGCTGATCTGAGTCAGCCTCTACCTCTGGGTCACACGTCACCACCACCTCAATGGTGTGGTCAGCATTGGTCAAGAAGCTAAGCGCCATCTGGTTATACTCCTAGCCCAAGTCTAAAGGGTGAGTTGCCAGCGCCTGTCTCATAAGCCACTGTCGTGAAGTCACCCGCATATCTGCTCTGCTGATACGTGAGGTTCTGCCGAACTATATCGTTACCGCTCACATCATAAGCGCTTGGGTCTACTGTGAGTTGTGCAGCAGGTAGCATGATGGCACACCCCTTACCATCACCTATGGGACCGGTACCTATGACAAGCTGTCGTACCTTGCGATTGAAATAGTCATCAGCGATGGCTGTGTTGACCGTGGACACCTTGAGAGTCACCTCAACGCTGACGTCTGTGATATCCATACCGCTCATAGCTAGGATGCTGTTTGAGTGTCCTAACGGTGTGAGCGTGTTGGTGATCGTACAAGTGAAGTCTTCACAGTCGAGCGCGATGCGTCCTAGTGTCTCTCCCACTGTGCCATTGGCAAGGCTAGCCGGTGAGTCATCACTGAGCACGACATAGGAGCCTCTGAAGAATGGTGGAGCTCCTGCGTTATAGGTAGGCTCAATGGGTCCACTCGCGTTACCGTGATCGTCTTGGATGAGCGCCGCTTGGTAAGTGAACTCACCCATGAGACGCCCATTGTCTAACGATACTGACAAGCTCTCAAGGACACAGCCATAGGCATACGATCGATAGTTGACCCCATCGATACGGAAGCTCAACGTGTGATCTTTGGTCCCTGTCTGATTACGGCTTGGGACGTACCATGTTGCGAGGCTGTATAGTGTCGGTGTACCTGTGAACCCACTGCTGAAAGCTGGACTCACTGTGACGTCACCTGACACGTCATTGTCTGTCACTGCGCTATACTCAGACCGGCCGTTCAACTCAGACCCAATGAGACATCCAACGTCTGTGGCCGCATATGCTGTGGTAGGTGTGAACGTGTTGACATCACCCACAGCTGAAGCCGCGTCACCATCCACGATTGATGGGAGCTGATTCTTGAGGCCTGCCCCTAAGAGGTGGCCTAGATAGTTAGCTGCGTAAGTGTCAGCGCCTGAGCCTATTGTAGTGAGGTCAACGCGCACCACAACTTGACCCGTTCGGCGTCGCACTCGGTTTCCACCACTCCACACTGTGTCCGGCTCTGGCGGTACAAAGTAAGAACCATCGCGCGCGTCATTGCGCTCTGATGCCACGACCTCGCCAGGGATGACGATTGGGTCACGCTCGCAAGGGATAGAGATATAGGTCAAGCCTGAGTTATCAGGTAAGCCGGTTGAGGTGCTTAGAGAGCCGTATGAGCTCTCCTTAGCAACGCTGATAGATCTATGAGTAACAGTCATTTAAGCCTCCAAGTAGAGAAGAACAAAGGGGAGTGTCAAGAGTAGAGCGCCGCCCTGATCGTTAACAACATCGATGGGTGAGACAGTGGGAGTCTCAGGAATTACAGAGACGATCCCTGTGGTGATGAGATCATAGTTAGGACCCTTGAGCTTAACCAACAAGCTCTCTGCATCCTCGGCGATGAGGCGCTGTAGGTAGAGCTGATCTTGTGGCGTGTCGTATCTCACATTGAGATTGATGGTGGCTCGACGCCTACCGCTCAATCCAGCGGCTCCATCATCTGCAGTGAACCCATCAATCTCTAGGGTGAAGTATCGTGTGGAGTGAGCTCGTTGTGTGAGTGGCGCAGTGATTCCACCGGCACGACCTAAAGCGACAAGGCCATGATGTACATCGCGCTTTGGTGTGATCTCCATGAGTCTGCTCTCAAGGTAAGTGAGCGCGCTATAGATGCCTTGGCTCATGTCAGCTTCTTCCTTAGCTCGATGCTCACGGCCTCTATCAGTATGTCCACATCATCTTCAGACAAGCCGAGGAACTCACGATCAACATTCACATAGTAGCCATAGCCAGCCTTGCTAGTGAGCCCAATGGAGAACCCGCGCTTGGTTGCTTTCTTGACTACAAGGTTGTTCATCATGTTACCGCTAAGCACTAGATCAACATCAGCAGACCCCGCGATAGATGAGCGTCTGCGTGAGTCGTGCTTGTACTGCTGATAGCCACCCTCATAGTATATGCTCTTACCTGTCCTAGATGGTTGGCCACCCTTTGGCTTAAGTCGAGCACCGCGCTTGGACACATAGATTGGCTCTTGGCTGTACTCCTTGAACCCCTCACCGTTAGCGTCTATCCCCTTGCTAGTCCTAAGCTTGATCGAGGCTAGAGTGTCGTTGGCTAAACGTGCGGAATCCTTAGCAGTCCAGACGCTACGAGGTAGAGAGAACTTTACCTTGGTAGCCATCAGTGCCTCATCCCTCGAGATGGAACGAAGCTCGCATCATTGGCGCTCTTGTTATAGCTACGCCATGACGCTCTGAAGTCAGTAGCACTCCCACCACTGCGCCTCAGATTCTCCTCTCCCTCATCAATCACACCATCGCCATCAAGGTCTAGTGTCACTGATCTGAGAGCCACGTTGAGTAGCTCCATACATCTGTCTCTCATAGCCTGAGCAACATCTAGCTGTAGGGTAGCTTCATAGACTAGCGCGGCTGAGCAGTATGCATGAGCGCTCACGAATGAACCCTGATTGAACACCTCATCTTCTGTGGCACCATCAGCGATCACATGATCACGTACACTCAAGATGATCTCTTCGAGCGCGGCGTTGATCTGTGGCGCGAGGTCGCTCTGACGACGTGGCACCATGTCAGCCAATTGAGGGAATCTGTCAACGAGTTGGTCATGGTCAAGACCTGTGTTGAATGGCCGAGGCACTATCTTTAAGATACCACTCTCAGTCTGAGCATTGCCTAAGTTGTCGGTGTAGTCGATCGTGTAAGGATAAGACCCAGTGACCGCGTTGCTCTGTGGGATATCGACGTAGGCAGATGCAAAGTTGAGAGTAGCAGCTGTGCTTAAGTCGAGCTCTCTTGGTAGTGGCTCAGCGAGTATGGCAGTGGTGCCACCCAAGCGCGTGACCTTGACAGCGTAGTATGTATCTCTAGTAGTGCGTAAGAATGCGCGCACCTCATCACGCTCTAGTTGAGTGTCTACACTAGCAGTGAGCGTGAGTGTTCGCCTATCATCAGCCACAGTACTGACACTTACGTCTGCTCTAGCCTGAGTCAATACAGATGTGTATGTAGTGCTAAAGCCTACAGTCACCTGAGCATCGTTAGCGTGTGGTGTGCGAGGATGCCAAACAAAGTGGACCCCCGCGCCGGTCACTGATTTCCTCATCGTTTGCCTCCTCTGTTAGCTCGTTTGATGTCGCCGTTACCGGCCTGATCTAGCTTGGCCGCTTGGATGAATCCTTCACTCACAGGGCTCCATGAGTGTCGGCAGTTATACCCACCGCACGATGTAAGCACTGACAAGCCTTGACCATTGTTGAGCTTAGAGATCTGTTCACCGGTCACCACCTTATCGACTAGCGCCTCACAAAAGGGGCGCGTGATTCCATCTAGTGGACCCGTATATAAGTAGTGGTCGAGTTCAGCCGCTGCAGCTGCAGCCGCTGTGACTGATCGACCATATTGGCTGATCCTAGTTTTGACCTCGGTGAGCTGTCTACCTGATGAACGCTTTAAGCGCTCCTCAAGTTCAGAGGTCACGATATCCGCAGGCACATCTAAAGATAGAGATGTGAGCGCGTCTCTGATTGCGCTCTGGGTATCGGGTAGGATCACGTCTTCAAAGACCTGAGCCACAGCCTGAGCTTGGATGCGCTCTAGTTGTGGCAAGGCTGATAGGCTCAAATCAGGGTTCATCACTTGAAGCCCACTCTCGATGGACTCTAGGATTTTGCCCTGACTCTGAACCAAATCATCAACCGCTAGCCCCATGCCTCCTCTAAGGATGAAGTCAAGGAGCTCAGCAGAGTCGAGTGATAGCAGAAGCTCAGGATCGTTAGACGCTGAAGCCATCTGCACAAGTGTGATTAGCTCACGCCGAGAGGCACCAAGAGCGCGCTCAAAAGAACGCTCAGCAGTGATCTCAGCTTGAAGCTGATCACGTCTAGCTCTCAACAATTTAGCACGATCACCGCTTAGGCTCTTAGCCTGTCGGGTCAGGTCTTCTACCGCTTGTTTATCTGCATCCTCAGTGAGTGATAGATGCTCGGTATAGAATGCCGTTGATGCTAAGTTGAGAGCTAGATTCATGGGTCACCTATTACGCTAGACAGTTAGTAACGACGTGTCCAAGCGTGGAGTCAATTGCCTGATAAGAGTGTACCTCTTCAGCGTACACATAACGACGTGTACGGTCTAGGCTGTCATATTGACCCGCGACAGGTGAACCAAACGCAAAGTTGAGAGCCGCCACAGGCATGCCCTTAACGTTACCGCTCTTCTGTACGATCGCATCTGATCCGCGAAGGATACCCATGAAGATGGTCTCACCCTCCCAGATGTAGCTTTCAGATGATGTGGCACCAGGTACAGCTGTATCACGGCGAGCTTGACCAACGAGAATGTTGGGGATGCCGAGGATGTCACGGAGTACCGCCAATACTGCTTCATCGTTGAGGATACGGTTACCCGCTGCGAGGTTGCTGGTGGTAGTGCCGATGTATCCACGGATCTCAGGGTTACGAGCCAAAGCGCGGAACACGTCACGACCAAAGACAAGGCTGTCAGGGTTGATCCCATGAGCCTTCTCAAAGACTGTATCCTTGAGCTCATGAAGGAATGTGAGTGGCTCACCGCCAGCCGCGTCAAACTTAGTCGCAGGTGATGAGGTCTCAAACGCTGATGAGTCAAAGAGCACGTCAGCCGCGCGTTGCTCCTTGGCGAGCTTCATGACTCGCGCAACCTTGCGCGCGATGCGTTGCTCTTCAGAGCCAGGATACTGAGAGTCTAAGATGTCCTCCATCGCGATGCTATCTTGAGCCGCGTAGATCTTAGCCTTGAACGTCTGACTTGATCGGTCGAATCCCCCGATACTTGCGCGAGCAGAACCAGGAGCGCGCTCAAGGTCGAGCCCTGCGCCTGCACCCATGAAGTTACGAGTCTCTTCTAAGAGGAGAGTACCACTGCGCTCAGGGATGGTAATGTTCTCCATCGCCTTGTCAGCGATAAGCTGATCGTCACTAGGTACAGCCTCTACGATGAGGCTTGTGAGGATCTGATCAACAGGATGCAGATTGCTATATGAACTAGCCATTGGGGTACTCCTTAAGCTGCGTAGTTGCTAGGGCCTGTGAATACAACCTTGATTTGGTCGCCATCAGCAGGTGAAGCATGATTGATATTGGGGATAACGCGAGCGACAGAGAAGTTACCTGAGCCCTTGACGAATGGGATGAGTACGCCAGCTGTATCGGCCATGAGCAGAGAGGTTGTCTCTGGTGCGATCGCTGCGCCTGCAATAGCGCGAGTAAGTCCACCGATGATCACATCAACAGCCTCACCAGCTACTACAGCGCGCTGAGCGATACCGACCGCCGCTTCACTTGTTGAGTCTGCGACCACTGCCACTTTACCGGCAGAGTCAACAGCGACAAGAGCGAACTCTGTAATGGTCCCGCTCGCAATGAATGAATGCATTAAATCTGTGTTAGCCATGATCAGCCTCCAAATGCTTGGTTGTAGTATGATGGGTTCTGAGCTCGGAACTGACCGAGTGCCTCAGAGTAAGTGATAGACTTTTCAGACGCGAGCTTACGCACCTCAGAGTCAAGGCTCTTGCGTGTGATCTCACGACCGCTAGCGCCATGCCCAACCTCGACGAGTGGGATAGAGTGGCTTGCTTTACGCTCGCTGAACATCTGCCAGAACTCAGGTTGGAGCTCACGCATGGCCCAAGCTTTACCGGCTACGCTCTCCTCTGCGGGAGTGATGCGACCATCACGGAGCAATGTGCTTACAGCTTCGCGCTTCTCGATGTCGAGCTTCTCAGCCTCGATCTTCTCAAGGCGCTCAGTAAGAGCTGAGTTACTCTCACGCAGTGCGTTGATCTCGCTTAAGAGTGTGGGCTCTACAGACTCACTCATCTTGTTATACTCCTTCATCTTCTCTTCCTTGTCGTCATCCGACTCAGCGAGCTTCTCATCTTTGTCATCATCTGACTCAGCGAGCTTCTCCTCTTTGTCTTCAGTTTCCATCATCGCTGACTCAGCATCTTGCTTCATCTCACGAATCTGATTCTCAAGCTCTTTGACCATCTCGTCTTTAGCGAGCAACATGGCGCGTAGATCTTCAGGTGACATTGACTCAATGTTGTCCATCTCGTCTAACCTCTCGTTTAGAATTACTCGGTCTATCTTGTCGTGAGACTGTGCAGGCCGAGGGGTTAAGGTGATTGCTAGCAGTTGAGCGTCTCCAACTTTGGAACCGCCCGACCTGTCATAGACCTCACCAGCGAGGAACTCAGGTGAACTCCACAGGATACCACCCGCTTCATTGACCACTGTCAGTCCTCGCTCGTTGTAGGCTGGATATGCATATAGCCCATCCTTCCTAAGCTCTAGGTCTACGATTAAACCCAATGCGTTACCGCTCTCAGGGGGAGCTGGTGGACCGCTTTGGAAT